ATGTACAAAAAAAAGCATTCTAAGATTTTGCACCCCCCTACTGTATATATTTTTATTTTTTTTTTATAAGTCATTAGTTTTTATGTGCTTCTTTGCCACTCTTTACAGCATGACAGCTATTACATAGTGTTTGCAAATTATTTATACTTAGTTTTTCCCCACCAAGTCTTATTGGTATTATATGGTCTATACACTCACCAGCTTTTACAATACCTTTATCTTTACAATGCTTACATAATGGGTTAAGCTGCATTACATATTGACGTAATCTACGCCATTGTCTACTGTTATAAAAATTACTATTGTCACTAATACTAACTACTCTTTTTCTTTTTTTTATCCAAGCACGTGGTCTACTACTATTTAGTTTTGGCATTACTCAATAATTAAATAATAATATTCTAAGTCATTTTCTAAAATATATTCCATGTTTTTATGGTAATCCAATAGCTTATAGCGTTCTTTACTTTCCCAAATACTATGACACCCTTTACTATTATCTGGTCCAATCAAACAATGATAAGTAATATTATTTATATCACATACTAAGTCTGGTCTTCTACTTCTTGGAATTATATGCGAATGACTTAACGGTACATTAGAACGCCCGCAACCCGTACAATAATGACCACGTGTTTCGCTTATAAGATTATATACTTTTTTAAGTTCATTATTTATTTTACTTTGTTTTTTACTTACTTTTTTCATAAGCATTCTTGTAATCTACAGTAATCTTCCTTACAATTAGATATAACAGTATTACTTTGCTTCATATAATTATCTATTGCATTTATACTTTCGTCAATTCCTTTTACAATTAAAGCTTTATAACCTCTATTAGTTAAGTCTTCAATCCATTCTTTTTGGTCTTTTGTAGCACGCCCTTTATTAGTTTTTAATTCTAAGAACAAACCAAAATAACCGCCCCTTGCTTCAGTAATTTGTAAGTCTGGAAAGCCACGTTTGTAGCCAGTTCTTTTTGCTTTAATAGCTTGCGTAGGTGAAGTATAAATACCACCAAGCGAAGCGCAATACTTTGCTTTAGGGTACTGTAAAGAAATATACTTTACAACTTCAGCTTGTAATATTGCTTCACTCATAACTATTAGTTTATTCATGCGGTAAATTAATATTTAAAGTATCATTAGCCCAAAAGAAAACGTCATTAGTAAGTTTATTAAATTCAGACTTAGATAAAGTTGCTGTAGACTTTATATACTTTTTTGTTTTACCGTCTTGTATATATTCACGCGTTAGAAACTTTGCCTTTAGAATATCGTGTATTTCGTTTTTGGAATATCCTAAAGTATCACCAATAATTTTAGCCCAAGTCCACCAAAGTTTATTTTGCTTATTGCTTCTACTATCTTCTAATAAAGTTATTTCTATTTCAGCTATAGTATCGTCTGAAATTGTTTGTATATATTCTAATAGCTTTGTATTAGTTTGATATATTATTTTGCCTTTTGATATTTTTACGCTGTATTTCAAAATGTCTTTTAGTAGCTATCCATAAATAAACACAAAAGAAAAACGGTATACAAAGTAAAAAAGTTGCAATACCTATAAGTGTTTTCATTAAAGATAAAATTAAATTATGCAACATAGTAGCAAACATATATATATTTTTTTTATTATAAATCTTTTTTAATTAAGTAGTTATTAATATTTTATTGTTAATAATCTATTTCTGATATATTTTTAATCCAATCTTTTGGCTGTCTATTTCTATTGTATTGTTCTATAAAAAAATCACATCTACAGTCTAAATTATATTCCGAACAATCGTCACAAAGTTGGTGGTCTTCGCATACTTCGTCCCAGTCTTCAGCTTCATTATCACAAAGACTACATTTAACTTTATTACCGTCAAATTCTCTAGGGTCAGTATAAATAGAATATATGCCTTTTATATAATCGTCTTCGTTAAACATTTATTAGTTTTTGTTTTAAAGTAATCATGCCAGTATTATTTCTACTTCTATATTTTAATCTTTTATCTATTTGTGTACTTTCTTTACTTTCGTTAGCCCAGATTAAGTTTCTATGCGTTCTAATCCAAGTATAATAAGTTTTAACATTCAAAGAAAATAATTCAGTTCTTCTTACGCCTTCACGAAAACTTTTTTGTATATCTATAAAATATAATTTATAAAAGTCTTCTTTTAAATCTTCAGCTAAAGACGTAGCTAATACTACTATCTCTTTATCAGTTTTATTTTGCCCAAGTTCTACTAAAGTTTTACTAATTAAATCAACACAAAGTAATTTAAGTTCTTTTATTTCTATTTCTTTTATTTTCTTCATTTTCTTTTTCTATTTTTCTTTTATTATTATACCTTCGTTCCAATTCGTCACTTATAATTCTATTCAAAGCTGTAATAGATATTTTAAATATCTTTTGCATTGTTTTCCAGTCGTTATTATGTTTTGTAAAAAAATATTCAATAACCCTTTTTTCAACTTTTTTAAATTTTTCTTTTTTATAACCTTTAACCATTTTTTTCTATCATATCACGCGCTGAAACCCATGCACCTACTTGCCTATCTAATTTATTTGTTTTACTACCATACCATTTATTATTGTTTTTTATCCATGTTTTAAGTCTTCTATTTGTGTCCCATGTCTTTTGCATTTCAAAACGTGTTTTACCACTTTTACTTGGTTCTAACCAATATTCTAAAAATTCTATTTTAACTATATTTTCGCACCCTTCGTAATGCGCTACTTCAGTTTTTAATTCTTGTATTATATCTTTTTTTATAGTTATTTTATTTTCTTCTTTATTTATTTGTTGCTGGTTTTCCGTAATCGGTTTTACCGTGTCCGAATTATTAGCTTTCGGTTCTTCATAAACTATATACTGATAACCTTTAAACATACCTTTATTACGTATTATATTACGTTCTATATACTTGCATTGTATAAGTTCGTTTATGGTGGTGCTAATAGAATGTTTACCTTCTTTAGTTATTTTACTTAGTCCTGATATATTTAAATTCCAGTCGTTTGGTAATGATAAAATTAAAGCTAAAAGACCTTTACCCTTTAAGCTTACGTTTTTGTCTCTAAATACATTATTTGCTATAGTACTATAGTTTCTATTTTTTATTACTCTTATTATTTCCATTATTCAAATATTGTTAATTGACCCGTTCCACCAATCATTAAAGACTGTTTTTCAAGTGAATGTAAAGTCTTCATTTGCGCATAAATTCTTTGCTTTAATGAAGTCATACAGTCGCTTAATTCGCGTATGTCTTTAGCGACATAGTAACCGCTTTTAGTAGAACATAAGCCAAAGATTAAATCATTTGTTCTTATATACCCAATTATTTTTCTTAGACGTGCGCCAGTTAAGTTAAGCGCTTTCTGTATTTTAGTACCGCTAACAGCGTTTTCTTTACCTTTTTTATTTAACAAACCTTTAACAATAATAGGTAATAATTCTTTTTCTTCAGCTGTTAGTTCATACGTAATGTTTTCATAACCTTTTAACATCTTAAAACGGTGTTTGTTCGTTATCCAATACTGTTATTTTCCAAGCTATAATATTATGAAAGTATTTATCATTATAGGGTTTTGAATATAAGTTTAGTTCTACTTCTAAATCAGAACCTATGTTTATATTCTTTATGACATCTATATTTTCTTTGAATGTAGAAATACATAATTCTGGGTTAAACTGCGCGCCAGTATCTATAATAAAATCTTGCTTTTTCCATTCGTTACCAGCTTTATTAATACCAGATATTTCTGGTAATAGTTTTTTAAGTTTTCCTTTTACTATCATTTTTTTTGTTTTTAAATTTATAAATTATTTTAGGCGGTAATAATTGTATAATAAAATTACCTATTTTATACTTGTTTTTCACTACTTTATTATTTTGAATACTTTACTTATAGTATCACTAAATATTTTATTTTTATGTAATCTATAAAAGTTATCTGTATCACATAAATAAAGTAATTCTATATATTTTATTTGTAATTCTTTATCTACAGTAAATAAATCTTTAATTTTTTTTACATGATATATTGAAGTCGCATGGTTTATACCTTTAATGTACATATTCATTTTATAATGTTTTATATTTTTTTCTGTAAATAAATAATAATTAAACATTCTACGCGCTTCTATTACGTTTTCTTTTCTACTACCTATTTTTTTTATTTCTTCAGCATCTACTTTATACATTATAGATAGTTGCTCTATTACTTTATTTAATATTTCTTTTTCTTTTTCTAACATTCTACTGTAATTATTTGTGGTTTATATATACGTTCATTACACATTATAGGGCATTTTCTACAAGTTTCATAGTTATTTATACCTACGGGCTTAAAAGTCTTAAAATCTTGCTGAAAACGCTTTATTTTGTCTTTATATTCATCTAAACTTTTTTTGGTCAAATCAATACAAATAAATTTAACCCAGCCAGACTTGCCAAAAACTAAATAAAAAAATGGTAAATAAATATCATACATTTGTTTATACAATTCTATGTAATGAATAGCTTGGCTAAAATCTTTATATTCTAAATCGGACCAAGCGTATGGGTTAAACCTTGCGCTTTCAGTTTCTTTAATAGCTGTATATTTTAAATCTAAAATAGCAAGTTCACCTTTATACTTAATTAAAGCGTCTGGGTGTCCTATAAGTTCTTTTGAAGACCATTCTGGCTGTACGTCTATTAATTCTATTTCTAAATCTTTAATAGTTTGTTTTGCAAATTTAGATAGCTTTAGTAAATCAGTTTCACGTTTTGAAGGTTTACCAGTTTTTAGTTTTGGTATATTGTAAACTTCGCCACCTCTACTTTCACCTATTACGTTTTGCTCAAAAAACAAACCGTCAATCATAGCAGCGGTGGGTTTTGTTCTATAATTATTAATATACATTTCTTCCCACTTGACTTTACAAAAGTCTTCATTGTAAAAATCACGTAAAGCTGACTGGCTTACTTTCATTTATTTACTATTTGTTTTTTTTGGTAGTTTATTTCATCTTCACCCATAGCTTTGCTCAAACCGACTGTAGCTATTACAACACGTGCTAAAGCCCTTTTTTGTGCTACTTCTACCTTAAAATTATTATAGCAATTTTCGTCTGAAGCCGAACCAAAAGCAATTTCTTTAGGTTCTTCATTAATATAACTTGTAGCTTTAAATACAACAAAATCTTTATCACATCTAATAGTTTCGTAATCAACAAAAATATTATGATTAAATTTAATTTTTTCAATACCAGACTTTGTTATTATGGTAAAACCTCTTTTGTCTGTATGCGTATCTTTTTTACTAAGTGAATTATCTAAGTATAGCTTCTTTAATATATCTTTATTCATTGATTATCTAATTCTTTTAATAATAATTCTACAGCCCTATACCAGTCTTCCTCAGTACATTTATCGTATTCACCGTCAATTATAACTTCTGGAATTGTAGTCAAGTACTGGTGACCGCCTTTAGTATTTATTTCTAATTTATGAGCCACTAAATAACCTTCTATAACTTTAAGTCTAAAATACCAAGTAGTATTGTAACCAAAATATATTTTATAGATAGGCAAATCTTTAGCGCTTATATTAACCTTTTGTTTTATTGTTTTGTGTATAGTATAATTATTTGTCATTTTTCTTTTTCTTTTTTATTGAGTAAGTAGCCCTTACCCTTTCAGTTATTTGTTTGTCTAATTTTCTTAATCTTTGTATTTCTTTTTGATAATAAGCCCAGCGTTCTTTGTTCATTTGTTTTAATATTAGTTAATAATTAAATTTATAGTAAGTAGGGTAGTGTTTTTTGCGCCATTCCATTACATCTTCAATCAAAGCTTTATGACTATCTTTTATGTATTTAATGTATGTATCAAAAGCTTCTTCTGGTGTTGCAAAGTTTAAAGTTTCACCACAATATTTATTAAATAAAGTAATGTCTCTATATTCTAATTCTATTTCTGTATAGTAACCTTCTGTATCGTAATCACCAGTATCTATAAATCTTGGTTTTTTAAATCTTGTTCTCATAATTTTTAGTTTTTGTTTTTGTTTATAATTCTTCTAATTGTAATTTATGTAATTTAATAAGTTGCATAATTTCTGTAACAGTATATCTGTTTGGTCTAAAACTTCCGTTTCTCATTACTCTAAATACGTCTTTATTGAAATGTATTTTATAGATTTTGCTATACATAAATTCAAAGACATCAGTTTCATTTGAGTAAACTAAAGTTTCAAAGTTTCTTAATCTGTTTTCTAATTCTTGTTTTTTCATAATTTTTAGTTTTTGTTTTTATTTTTTATAGTTTTTGTTAGTATATATTTTATGATAATTTTTTAATAAATTTTCAGTAGATATTATTTTTGTTTTATTACTTCTGAATATGATTATATCATTTTCAGACTGTTGAACCGACCAAATTAAACCGCTTTTATTATTAATCCAGTATTGTGTTGTTGTAATATCTTTCATTTATAGTTTGTAAATTTTATCAAATTTGTCTTTTTCTTTTCTATAATTCAATTCAAGTTCTTCTATTTCTTCTTGCCACTCCTCCATTTCTCCGTTAGGGTCATTTAACTGGTATTGATTATCTCTTTCAAAATTACATAGTTCATCTAACCATGTTGTTTCTAATTCTAACACTTTACATTTGTGTTTATAGTATTCTAGTGTGTATAATTTATTTTTCATTTTGTTTTTGTTTTAATGTTTTATGCTACAAACATACTAAAGTTTTTAACAATACAAAAATAAAACAAAGTTTTTTTTATATTATTTTATTATTGATAATCAACAACTTACAAGCTTTACGTATAAATTATTTAAAAAAGCTATTGTTAAAAACCTTAATTTTTAGTCAAAAAAAAAGCAACCTATATGAATTTTTGACGTTCAAGTAAGTTGCTTTTAAACAAAAACTTATTATTGAAAACCTGCAAATATAATAAAATTATATTACTACTTGAAATATAGTTTTGTTTTGCGCAGTCTTTTTCAAAGACTTAGCATTATAAGCTTCAAGTTCTTTTTTAATATCATAACCTTCATAATTAAGAGTATCTTGTAAGTCTATACTAATATCATGCCTACCTTCTTTTGTAAATATATAAATGTTTTGCGCAGCCCTACCAGTTAAATTCAAAGCATTTTCACTATAAGCATTAGAACCTACTAAAGAAGAACCTCTACTTAAATTATCCGTTATCATTGTACTATGTAAATGACCGCATATAATAAAATCAATTATGATATTTTTTGCAGCATATTTAGCAATAACTTTACTTTGCTGGTTACTATCCATTTTGCCAAGCTGGTGACCATGTATTAATAAAACATTTTGGTTACCAATATTTACTATTATTTCTAAAGCGTCACCAGTTAAAAACTTCATGTCTGGTAATAAGTGTCTTAACATTTCAAAGATAGTAAAGTCGTAATTATCACTTGCTACAATATCAACCCAGCCAAGTTCTTGCTTAACTCTACTTTCATTACCAGTTACGCAAGCTACAGTAATATTAGCTATCTTATTTAATTCAAGTAAAAAGGTCTTTATCAGCGCTACACTTAAAAAAGTTGCCTTAGCACGGTTTGTACTCATGCTTGTAAGTTCGTCAAGCCGCCTATCACTATTCATTAAATCACCAGTTATACCAACTAATATATTTTTAATTTTAAAAAGCTTTGCATATTTTTTAATTTGTACGCTAAATTTTTGCAATCTTTTACTGGCTATGTTAAAATCGTATTTATTATTTCTTAACTCAACAAGTTCGTTAAAGTGAGTATCTGTTAAATGTACTAAGATAGCCGCTTCAGTATCTTCTTTATATTTTTTTACTTTAAGATTAGTACTTTCTTTTTTTAGTAGTTTTATAAGTTCTTTATTATAACCCTCTAAAGCGTTTTCAATACGCGCATATTCTCTAAAAGATTTGTTTTGAATCCTATTTAAGTCGCGTAACTTTTGGGCTTGCTTTGATAGCTTTACATTACTTTCTACTATTTCTTTATCTGATAGTTTCCAAATAAGTATTTCTTTAACTCTTTTTCTAAAATAATCTGGTGAAACGTCAAGGCAGTATTTGTCAATAATACGCCTTGATATTTCATAATAGCTTTTACCTTCATTAAATAAATAAAGTATTTCATCTTGATAAAGAAGGTGTTTGCTGTTCATTACTTACGTTTTGCAGCGTCAGCAACCCCTTGACCTAAAATTAAGGCAATAATAGCATAAAGTAAATTTTCAGTTTCTTTTGGGTCAAGTCCAAAATTATCATGTAAAAAAGTTACAACCGCAGCTATTACGGTGTACCAAAATTTTCTTGACTTTAATATTTTGTTTATTATAAGTTCTTCAAACCATTTTTTCATAATTATTGTTTTAAATTTGAATAAATTAAAAGCTTTATTCTTGGCTTTTAGTAAACCCATAATCTTGGGCTTTTACTTTCTTTTATGTCAATATGTACAAAATTACCTTTACCTTCACCAGCTATACCAATACGAATTGGTAAACCCATGTCGCTACAAATGTCCATAGCATTACCCACTATCAAAGCACGTTGAAAGTTATTTGTAATTTTTATGTCAGCGGCTAAACCGTCTTGGTGTGCGCTTCTAAATTTAGCGGTTTTGTAGCCGCGCTTTGTTAATTCGTCTTGCCAAGCTTGCGTTCTAAATCCGCTTGTAACTCTAAATGGAAAACCGCACCTTTCGCGGCATAAATCAAGCATTGATAAAAATTCCTTACTCATGTATTTTTTACCGCTTCCTTCTTGGTCGGGGCTATCAAACTCCGAATATTTAAAATATTTCATTTATTATTTTGTATTGTTTTGTAAAATTTGTAAATAGTAAAGCAAATAGCTAAGCTTGTAGATATAAAAAGTAAAATTTCGTTACATTCCGCTAAACTTAACCCTAATACACCCCCATTCGCAATTATTACTTCCGTAGTATCTTTTTTCATTTTTTCATTATATTTAAATTTGTTGAACATATATATTACAAGCATTTAATAAAGTTATAGCTGTAGTAGTTGCAGTAGTGCTTTCTTCCTTCCATAAAACTAATCTATAATACCTTGTAGTTACATTATGTCTTATAATTCTTTGTCCGCTTGTACTTCCTTTACGCACACCCCCATTACCCCTATCATAAATATAGCAATAAGAAGGTTCAATATCAGTCCATTCTATAGCTTCACCGCCCGAAGTTCCTTGCTGCAATTTTACACCAGATAAAATTCTGTTATTAGATATATTTGTATTAGTACCTACATTCCAGCTAAAAACATAAAAACCCGCAGTACTCATAGCCCAAGAATTTGCGCCACCAGTCAAGCCAGTTGGTCCGCTACTACCATAAAAAGTTATGGTATTAGAAGTGCTTTCTGTTATTGTAGTATCGAAAGGTATGGTTACAGCATGGGCTTCACCGTCTGAAGACGAAGTAGTTATTGTTGAAGCGCATTTAACATCTTTAAAATTTTGTATTGACCCCCCAGCATTATCGTCTACATAGGTTTTTACACTTAACGCAGTTGGTATATTATTAGCTGTAGCCCCCGCAAAGCTATCGTCATTTAAAAAACCAGTAATTTCTATGCCGCCCTTTGTTAGCCCGTCACTATCTACAGTAAAACCAGCTACGCTTCCTTCAGTTTTAAATTGGTATTGTTGAAATAAATTAATTCTATTTATTACTATTTTGTCACCTATCAGTATAGGGTTTTCTAAACTTGTATTACTAAAAATTAAAGACGTTGCGCCAGCTGAAGCCGCTGAAGCTAAAGTAAGCTGGTTACCGTTTATCATAACCTTACTACCAGCATCTAAGGCAATTAAAGTAGGGTTACAACCAAAAGGCGTTTCATTAGTAACTGAATACCCGTCATCAAAGTCAGCTGTGACTTGGCTAATAACTAATTTATTTGTTTGTTCCTCAGCGTCTATAAACTGTAAATTTCTACTATTTTGGTTTACACTCATATTAAAAAGATGTTATAGGGTCAGCTGGGACGTCATCGTCCCAAGTTTGGGTTCCAGTAGTCGTAGTAGGTACTTCACGTAACATTTGCACCCATTCACCACTCCATTCGTCTTTTACGAAATTAAATGTACTTCTCATCATCATATACTTTTTACCGTCAGCGTCTATAAGTCGCGCTACTGGGTTTACATATTTTCTTTTAGTTGAACCAGTATAAAATTTATCATTTTCAGATAATACCGTAGTTCCGTTTAAGGTAAGAATACTTCTACTTTGATTATTTAAAATTTCTTCACCAAGTAAGTCTTGTAGCTTTTTATTATAACTTACTGACCAGTTGAAAGTAGTAGAAGTTGAATCGTAAGTATGCGTTGCCAAACCCCATTTACCAAGCGAATCTACAAACACCCAGTTAGCACCGTCATAAACTTTTATTGTCGCAGTACTGTTAGCCCCCGAACCGTCACCAAAAAATATATTACCAACGTCATAAACAAAGGTATCGCTACTATCTTGGTTTACTTGTATTTGCTGGGCTGTATTACCATTTGTTTGCGCATTATCCATAACTGGAACAAATCTACTTAGAAAATCACCGTTCATATCTATAGCGTCTGTATAGTCAAAAGCATAATAGGAAGGGGTTTGCGCCCTAACCATTGGCGTAGTTCCACTTACATTTGTGCCTTGCAAGCCCCAACCGTTCATAATACGCCCGTGACTATATAAAGCTGTATTACCTTGCGCTTGCATCTGGTAAGTAGTAGCATTATCGTAACCCGTAAAAGTCCAAAATTGGAAATCCCAGTCACCGACAAAAGCGGCATTTGTAGGAAATAAATTACCAGTAGTATTTGTAGTCGTAGTAGTGCTACTATCCCAAATATTTATTATTTCGTTAGTACAATTTGCTGGTATGGTTATATAGTCTCTTATATATTGTTGGTTATTATCCAAAGGAAATTCATTACCATTATCAATACTTTGCCAGCGTATTTCGGCAAAAGTAGCACCTTGAAATTTAAAAGCTACGTAGTTATCACTATCACCCCAATTAGAAGCGGCTGGCTTTGCTCTCATACTCCACGCGGTTTCCATAGTTAAATTACCAGTAGACGAGTTAGAAAAACTACCATAAATTCTAACTATCCAGCCCGCTAAAGTATCGGCATCTGTAAAACTCATATAATTTAATATACCGTTACTTTCACTTTGTTGGGTAAACTCATGGTACGCACCGTCAGTAGGAAAAGCTGTAGGTGTTTGTAAAGTGTTATGTGTTACAAATAAAGGGTAGCCATTAAAATGATTAGAACCAGCAAGTTCACGGTAAAAAATATTGACTTTTTTTATTGCTGGTATTGCTTGAAATATAGTACCCGCAATTTTTTGCAAACCAGCGCTTTTTAAAATTGGTTCTATTTGCGCGTAATACATTGAATAATTATTATTACCAATAAAATTATGAGTAGTTTGCACCGACCCTACGTGAAAATAAACACGCGTTGGTATATTTACTACAGTAGAAAAAGGAATTGAACCGTGTTCGTCTGAATTGTATTCGCCTACTTGCGCAAAATAAAATTTATGTTGCCAGTAAAAAAAGCGCATATTAAAATTTCTACATATTATTTTAACTACTTCATAAACGCTTGGCGGTTTTATTATATTGTTTTCATCTTTACGGTGTAATTCACGTAAATTAATTTTCATGTTAGCCAAAGGGTCGTTTGCTACATCTGGAGTTACACCCATGTCTTCATTCCACCAGTTAAAACTTGTACTTATAAAATAATTATCTAAAGAAGTAGAAGTACTATCAGTACTTAATAACTGACCCGTAGCGTCACAAATTAATTTAAGCCAAGATGTACTATTACCTATAAGTCTACGCCAACCAGCATTATAAAAAGTATCATTTGCTGTATAAGGAAATGTAGGCGCAGTAGTAGTACCTACTGTATATTCTCTTAAAAATGGTACTTCTTTTAATGTAGCAATACCGTCTACAGCGACCAGCGTAGTTTCGTTAGGTAAACTAACATCTTCTTGGGCTTCTAAATCTAAAATAAAATAACCGCACCATAAGAGTTTAGTACCGTTTGCATGAGTAATAGTTAGCCAAACATCTTTTTCGTTTTTTGTGCTTCTTATATTTTGTAAAAAAAGTTGCATAGCACCGTCAGTAACCATTAAATTAAGAGTACATTTAGAAGCTAATATAGGTGAGTTTTTATCTTGGGCTTTCTCACTTTCGTAAGATATTTTTAACCCGTCTTTTGCTAACGTCCAAGTTCTTGTATTTGCCGCACCAGTCCATAGTATTGCGCAGTTATAAGTGTCACCATTATAAGACTTTACGGTAAAGGTAGCGTATTGGTTTAAATTATAGGGGTCTCTTGCCATTATGTCGTTCTTAATCTGTTAATACTTTCACTTTGATTTGATAAATATATATCATTACCAGTTAATCTACCAAATATTTGTATTCGTTGGGTTCCACCTGCATTACCTATCATATCTTTAAGTTTATTTAAAGGTGCTACTACTTCGGGGTTACCAGCGCCAGCACTAGGGTACTCACCCATTAAAGCAGTAGTCGGACCAGATATTATACCACCTTGCGCTAATGGTATTGGCGTAGAAGCTATTAAAGCTATTTGCGCAGCGCCTAAAGCCCCGATAATACCAGCCGCTATTGGACCCCCAAAAATTCCAGTTTGTGCAAAAGCTTTCATTATAGCGGCTGCGGTATTTTGTACTACTGAAGTTATTGCTAGCGCTTTATCTAAAATTGCAGTACGTTTTTTAATATTTCTAAGTTTTTTATCAGCGGCTTCTTCTATAGCTACTCTTTCGTCAGCTATTTTACCTTGCATAAGAGCCAACGCCCTTTGTCGTTGTTCTTCAGTCATTGACGAGTTATTTATCATTTCAGCTTCTCTACGTTCTTTTTCGTCAAGTTCTTTTAAATCACGTTTCTTTTGGTTTTCCGCAAGTATTGTAGCACGTTTATTAAAAGCTTCAAAAGCACCTATAGCTAAGTCCATAGCGCCCGCTATTGTTTCACCGCTTTCTTGGAAAATTTCAGCTAAACTTTTACCAAATATTTCTAACTTAGGAAAAAATTTATCAATAAGTTGTATGAAAGCTGGTAACTCTTGTTTAGTAGTAGTATTTACCGCGTCATTATATTCATCTTGTTTTTCTTTAAGTTTTGCTGTAGCTTTTTCAAAGTCAGCTAATTGTTGTGTATAGTCTTCACCGTTTATTATAGCATCTTGTAAAGCTGTGTTAGCTTTGTCTACAGCGTCTTCTAAATCTCTAAATGGGTTTGCAGCTTCAGCGGTAGCAATACCCATTAATTGGTTATATTCTTTTTGGTGTTTGTTAAGTTTTTCTTGGGCTTCACTTAATTTATTTTTCTTCTTTGCTATTTCTTCGTCACTTGCATTACCCGTAATCATTAAATTACGTAAATTTGTTTCGGCTTCTCTTACTTCATTTTGTAATTTTTGTAGTTCTGTTACTTCAACTTCAATTTCTTCAAACAAACCTTTAAATTGGTCTGGGTCAAATATATCAGTTTGTCTGTCTTTATCGCCTATTAATTCAGCTGATTCATTAGCAAGTTCGTCTACTTCGTTAAGTGTTTTAGTAAGTTTATTTTGGAAAAAATCTAAATCTTCTTTTGCGCTTGCTATTCTAGCTTTCTTTTGTTTTATTAAACCTTTTATAACGTGGTCACCAGAAAAAGCACCTAGAAAACCTCCAGTCAAATTATCTTGTTGGTTTCTTACAAAAATTTCATCTTCTTGTTTTTGTACTTTAAGATTAGCAATTTTTTGCGCTAAACTTTCAGCTTCGGCTTGCTTAATTATACTTTGTGTATAAAGTTGCGTTGCCTTAGTAAGTTCAGTTAAATCTAATTTATTGGCGCTTAAAGAACCGTAATATTGTGGTGAAATTTGTTTTAATTCGTTAAGTACTCTTTTTTTAGCCCCTAGACTTAAATTTTCGTTTTGTAACTGTCTTGTAAGTTCACGTACCCTTTCAACTTGCGCACCCGTATTACGTTTTACGTCAGCGTCAATTTCAGCTATCCTATCCATATTAGTTCTAACTTTTTCGGAAGATGAAGCCCAGTTCTTCAAAGCTACAACTATACTACCAATAGCTACAGCTAAAAGAATGTAGGGGTTAGCCATAGCAGCTAACCTAAGCTTACCCATTACTTTTACTACAGTCAAACCTATTGTAATAAACCTACCAAACACAAAAACAAGCGGACCTACAGCCGCAGTTATTGCTAAAAATTGTGCTATACTCTTTTTTTGATTTTCTGTTAAATTACTGAATGACCTTGCTAAAGTTGTTACCATGTTAGCTAAACTTCTTATAATAGGCGCTAAAGCGTCACCAAGTTGTACGCCAGCTACTTTTAAATCATTAAAAGCTTGCTTCATTTGAAAACCAGTAGTATTCGCAGTAATACTAAAAGCATTATCTACAAAACCTTGCTTCCTTGCTAAATCGTCTAAAATATCTACATAAGTTTCAGTTTGGTTACCTAAAACACCCATAACACCTTTTAAAGCTTGCGACTTAGTAAAAAATTCACTAAGCTGCATATTATTAGCTTTGAAATTTTGGTCTAAAAACAATAAGGTTTTTTGCAGTCCTTCTTTACCAAGCATTTCACGTAAACCGTCAGCTGACATACCAATTTTAGCTAAAGCTTTTTCTTGTATCGGTGCAATTTTTGCAAAACTCATCATAACCGCACCAAAACCAGTAGTAGCGCTTGTAGCGTCACCAGTAGTCTTAGTATAAGTAGAAATAAAAGCGCCTACTTCCTCAAATGATATACCCAGATTAGCTGATAAACCTAAATTAGTACCAAGTACTTGCGCCAGTTCTTCAGACTTAAACATACCAGTTTGAACCATACCCCCAAAAACATCTAGGGCTTCAGCTGCGCTTAAAGTTTCAACACCGTAAGCATTTTGAGCAGCCGCTACAGTTTTTGATAAAGCTTCCATATCACCAAGACCAGCCGCAGTACCTTTCGCTACCATTTCTAAAGACATCAAAGCATTTTCACCTCTTAAACCAGCTGAAGTTAAAAAGAATAAAGCGTCAGCAAGTTCTTTAGGCGAACGCGCAGTTTCGCCAGAAAGTTCTAAAACTCTATCTTTCATACCTCTTACCTCCTCACCAGTAAGACCTACTAAAGTTTGTATTTTAGTCATTGACGTGTCAAAGTCAGCTGATAATTTAGCAGCTGCGCCACCTACAGCTACTAAAGGTAAAGTAATATTACGGGTCATGTTACGACCAAGTTTTTCCATGTTTTTACCAAACTTACCAACACTTCTTTCGGCTTTTTTCATAGCTTTATCAAAGCCCTTCATATCAGCGCCAAAAACCATTGTTAATAAACCTATTGCTTTACTTGCCATTTTGTTTTTTTACTTTTAATTTATAGTCTTCTAATTTTTTTATGTATTCCGCGTAATCTTTATTATTGTCACTAAATTTTTTATTTTCTTTTTCCCAATCAAACTCTATTAAATCAGTTATTTTTAATCTTTTACCGCTATCTACGTGTACATTAAGCAAAAGCCAAGTTTGCCACCTTGTACGTTCCCATTCTTGACGCTGTTTTAAGTTTATCAACTTATAAAAGCCAGCCATTTTACGCCAAAAGTATTTTGGTAACATATCCAAAAAATCTTCTGGCTTCATGTTCATTTCGCCAAGCGCTATTTCAAATAACTCAGCCCAAGTAAGGGTTTCTACTTCTTTTCCTTCTTGGGCGTTTTCTTTTTTTCGTCAAAACCGTCAGTCATTTGACTTGCCAAGACACTAAATACGCTTTCCATGCAGTCCCAGTTTCCGTCAAATAAATCAGCTAAATCGTCTATACTCATGTCAAATTTTTTCTTAGCTACTCTACAACCGTCTTGTATGCCGCAGTAACATAATGTTAAAGCGCTGTTTAAATCCATGCCTTCACCTATTTTTTGTAAGTCAGCTAATTTCGTATTTGTCATTATACTATATTTTCTTAAAGCATTAAAACCAAACTTTATTGGAAAATCTTTATCTCCTATTGTTATGACTTTATATTCCATTTCTTTTCTTTTTTTTGATTAATAAATAAAAGGTTCCCCAAGTCGCCAATCAAGAAAAAGAAAGGCGCTTGGTTCCCCTAAACTACACTTAATTAAGCTATAGTTTGTGTAATTGCACCAGTACCAGTAAAGTTCAAGCTGTAAGTAGCTGTATCTTCAGTTGGCGCAGTAACAGAAAAACTATCAAGAAAAACACTACCTTCGTAGTAAGTATCACCAGTAGTACTACCAGTATTACCAAATCTTATAGTTAAAGCTGTTCTATTGTTTATCATATTAGATAATACAATATCGTCAGCACCGTTAGTAAGCGCTGACCCCGCAGTATCAGTCCAACAGTAAGCACCGTCAAGAGATACTGAAAAATCACGTAAACCTTCTAAAACTTCTTTGAACCCGTTACTTTCTTTATTTGTTATTTCTCTTACTGAATGGTTCATATTCAGCGTACCATTTTGAGCAAAAGCTACTAAAATGTTTGTTGTACTATCGTAGACTTTTATGTCCGTTCCGTTTAAAATTGCCATTGTTATTTATTTTTAAAAATTAATTAATTAGTTTCTTCTATACTTCCTTTTTCTTCTTTTTTCTTTTTTGCTTTTTTAATTTTAGGCGCTATAATATAATCACCTTCTATTAATTCTTTAAGTTCTTTTTCTATTGTTACGACTACAAAAGCGCCAGCTTTTAAAATTTTATTATGCCTTTTGCTTTTCCAGTCTTTTAGTAATTTATATTTTTTCATTTTTTTATATTTTAATTTATTTTAGTCTGTTAAAATTTGTCTTACTTCAAACACTAATCTTATACGAAAAACACCATTTTTACCCGAATCAGCTTCAAACTCCTCATTTGCATTTATATAGTTTATACTTTGCAGTTTTATCGCATTGTAAGTAGAAGCTGGGTAAGTTGGCGCACGGTTTAAAGTTTTTCTTACAGAAGTCGCAATATTACTAACATTTGTGTAAGTGTCTGAATAACATAATACTTCTAATCTGTAAACTCTTACGTAACTTTCACTTAAACCGTCTTTAGTTTGTACTGGGTCATCTTGGGTTACTTCATATATTAAAAAAGGTAAACTTTGAGTAGCTTTAGCTACTAATGGAAAAATACGGTTACCAGTACCTAAGTGTTGGGCTACAGTTAAACTATTACTTAAAATACTATATATTGCTTGTCCTACTCTCATCTTCCTAAAATTCCAAACTGTTTAGTTCTTTTAGCCCACCTTTTAGTCTCACGTACAAAAATTACTTGGGCATCACGCATACTATTACTTAAAACTGTATTTTTTTCACTATCAAAAGCTGGCTTCATAAACTTTTTACCAGCGTAATTATTAGCATTACCAAAGTGCATTACTTCATCACCGTATTCTACAAATGACCCATAAAAACCAGCGTTTTCGTCTTTGAACCTTCCTTTTACACGTGGACCTACATAACCCCCTAACCAATCATTTCTTCTTTTACGTGTACTGAAGTAACCTATAGACTTTTTTAAAGTACCGCTTCTTATTGTTTTTTCACCACTTTTAAATTTAAATTTATGGTCTTTTTTAGAAACTGGTGCGTTTCTTTGCGCAGCTTCTACAAAAGGTTTAGTATTAAGACGCCAAAATTTTTGCCACGTATTTACTTTCTTTACACCTTTTGGTAATTCATTAAACAAATCTTTAATAGACTGTAAATTTTTTATATTTATATCTACTCTAGCCATTGTTGTTTTTTTCTGTAGTCTTAACTTCTAAATAATCATTAGTTCTACTTTCTATTTCTTTGATATTATCAATAACATATATTTTATCGTTATAATGTATTCTATAATTGTATTCATTAAAAGTTGGTGTATCAGTAAACTTAGGGTCGCGTATAATAAAAAAAGCATTTTCTTCAGCTACAAGTTGGTCGCTTTCTTCATTAATTTTACCACCTTTTACAAAGTATTTAGCCCAAACAATAATTAAATCTGACCAGCTTTGTAAAGGTTCACCATAATTACTTTCTATACTGGTTTCAGCTTGCTGTATGGTTATACGCCTATCTAATTCACCTATAGTTATCATGTTATTTGTACTTTATATTGGTCTAATAAATATTGTGCGCTTTTAGGCATTTCTGTAGCTATTCTACCTACTACTACTTCTTGTCTATTTTCATAAAAATTACCTATCATTAATAAAACAGCTTGCTTTATAGCTTGCGGTACATCTGTACTGGCTGTACCATAACCGCTTACATAAGTTATTTTTATTGCAGCTTTACGGTCAGCTAAATCTGGGTAACTTTTATCAGCTTGTAAAAGAAGTCTGGCTGGTTCATGTACTTTGTCTACTATATAATTAGAGCTGTCCCAAACATCATAAATAGTAGCTGAAGTCCCATAGTATTCTATAGTTGTTGAAGAAAATACTGGTGACTTATAAAAGTAAAGTGTTTCTTCCCAAGTGTCGCAATCCATACGAACAGAATGGTTTATAAAAAATCTGTTTGTATAATTTTGAGCCGCTTGCGTTGCAGCTAAAATTAAGTTTGTTATAAGCGTATCGTCAGCTGAATTACTAACTCTCAAATGGTCTTTTGCTTCACTTAAACTTACTATAGAAATGTCAGCTGGGTAAGCTGTAACTTTAAAACTTTTAGCCATTTTTTTGTGTTTTTTTATAATTTAACATAATAATTTTTTTGTCTTTTTTCTTAATTTTTTCTTCTCTAGTGTTTTGCTTGTATTGTAATATCATAACTTTTTAATATACATATTAGCCAAACTACCTAAAGTTGCTTAAAACGCTTCTAAATACTGTTAAAAACGATATGCAGTTTTTAATAAAAAGGTGGAAAAAAGGGCAAAAAAGCCCAATTTTCCGACCTTAAAAATGTTAAATTATCCTTCAATTAGATTAGCAAAAGCCGTATCATTTTGTACAGCATCACCGTCTACAAGTGAAGTTACAATCATTTTTGGCTCACCAGTTGCAGCACCAGTATAAGGGTCAAATAAAATATCTAAACCACCAAACTGTGCGATATGTACTTTGCTGAAATCACCAAATAAAACAAAAGCTTTACTTGCATGAGAAGCACCACCAGCACCTACATTAGACGACATGAAAGAGAAGTAACCGTTTACTTCTTTAGTTCTTGGGTCATACGCAGCGCTAACACCAGAAACTAAGTCAGCAACTTTAATAGCTGAATAAGCAGTACTATTCATTAAATAAGCCATTCTAGCGCCTTCTAATCTTACACCGTTGTCTAATACTGTAGTTTCTAAAGTTAATGCAGTAGCACCACTAAAAGCAGCAGTAGAACCAGCCGCAGCATCAGTAAAAATACTTTGCGGTGCGTTTGTAATATCAGAACCACCATATAATAAAGCGTTTTCTAAAGTCGCAGCAATAGAGCCAGCCATATTTCTTCTTAATGCAGCTTCTAAAGAAGCGTTTTGCATCATAGCTTCAGCTGAAACATTTACAACCGATATTAATTTTTTCGGAGATAAAGTTAAAGATGAAGCTGTCCCGTTAGCAGCCGCAGCCGAACCACCAGTTTCTGGTAAGAAAGCTGAATTTACAGCTGAAATTACTGGAAACTTCATGTTAGTAACACCCGAATAGAAGTTAGCACCAGCTGAAGCTAATACTAAGTTTGCTTCTAACTGGTCAGTAAAAGCCATAGTCTGGCTAGAGTTTACAGCGTCTTTTTCTACAGCGGCTCTACTTTCTAAAACAGCTGAAGGAATAGCTAAACCTTTGAAAGTTTGCCCCGTATACCTTGCTTCATTTCTAGCTTCTTGGTCCATTTCTTTTACAAGACCTTCTACTTTACCAGTATAAGCTGACCTCATAGCGTCTTGGAATGAGTAATCCTTAGCTTCTTTACTTTCTGATATGTCGTTTTTATTTACAGCACCACCAGAAACTAAAGCGCTTTCTCTTATTGATTTTTCAACTTTTTCAGCACGTGTAATTTTTACGTCTAAATCGTCTACTTTGTTTAAAATACTGTCCATTTCAGTATTTTCTTCTTGCGTTAAGTCTCTTTCTTCATTAGTAGCTACTTCTTTCATAACTTCTAATTTAGAAATCAAGTCTGAACGCATTTCTTTAAGTTCTAAACTATTTTTCATTTTTTTAAAATTTATTTGTTAATTATTTATTTTCTCTTTGCTATTTCAATTTTTAACTTTGCAAGTGACCGCATTACTAAAAATTTTTCTTCTTTTTCCAGTTCCTTTTTTTCTTTATATGTATGTAACCCTCTTTTAGCTACCAATAATTCACTTTCAGCTAAACTATAAGCTGGGTAAGTAACACTTGAAATATCATATAGTCTATCAATTTCTGTAATAGTTCTTATGTCTCTACCTTCTTGGTCAGTACTCCATTGGTCTGACTTAACAGTAAAAGCAAATGAAGACTGGCTTATATTACCATTTCTTAAATTTTCCGCTAAGTCTCTACCGTAACTTGTGTTTGGTATGTCAAACTCATACCTTAACCCTTTAGCGTCTGGTGTTAATTTTAGCGTTCCAGCTGTATTTCTAGCAAGTATTAAATTTGGGTCATGGTTAATTAAAGCCCTCACATCAGACTTAGCTATAAGTTCTTCAGTAAAAGCGCCTTCTTGTATATATTCATAAAAGCCGCCTAAATCTTCACTTCTACTATTATATAAAGAAGCATGACCCACTACAGTCATTTTATCGTTATCTTCATGTACTCGGGTTTCTATATCGTAAATTCTTTTTTCCATAGTTATATTATTATATTTTTTATCCCAAATGTATTTTATTTTCTTCTCACCTATTACTTCACTTCCTTTAATACATTTGTCTTCGCAATCGTCTTCACACTCTTTACATTCTATTATACTTCTATTTTGTTTATCTTCTTCTTCATCATGGTAGTATTTTTCTTCCATGTCTTCTTCACCCATAATTTCTAAAGCTTCTTCATGCGTAGAAAAAGGCATAAAATAGTCGGTACCGTCTACATTATGAGTATGCGAACCAGAACCCCCCATTTCTTCAGCATAAGCTTCAGCTTCCTCTTTTGTTGTATATAATGGTAATTCAATACCTTCAGTAATCAAAGTACCTATTAATTGTCTATTTTCGTTATCCATAGTTTTATTTTTTTCTTCGTCCATTTTTTTTCTTACTGGGTGGTCTTTTGGTAATAAATCAGTATCATGTTTACCACTTCTATACTTACCCTTTTTTAAAGCATAAAGAAACGAATTAACGCGCGCTAGCGCCCATTGGTCCGAAGATTTTACAGACGGTCTTACTGACTGGGGGTTTGTATTATATGCCCCTACGCCCCTATCAAATACTTTTTCTAAAGTTTTGAAAGTAACTCTAGCGTTCCAATCTAAATTTAAATCTTTTATTTCTTCATTATGTTCTTCTACTTTGTTCTCTAAAGCTTTTTTTATTCTTGCACTAACTCTTTTTTCTTCCTCATTTAATATCTGGTTACGTTTTTTTTCTGACCATGAGTACCCACTATCACCACCCCAAAGCGAATGGGCTATCCTTGAGTTTGACGGGTACCCCTCTTCACCTACCTTAAAACCTTCGCTATCTTGGTATGGTTCATGCCTTTTAAAGTAAGCATACATTTTCTTTACCCTTTCAATAGTCATAGTATTATTTATAATCATATTAGCGGTTCGTACCCCTACTTCAGTACCCCCTCTACCAAATTCTTTGCGCCAAGCTAAACCCCTTTTAGCTTCCTCTACCATACCTTCGTTTACATCTAAACTAATATCTTCTAAAGCCCTATAGTCTTCATTATCAGCTTCAGCTTCAGCTTTGCTATCATACTTACATTCCCCGTAAGTACCCCACTTCCATTTACCGTTATCACATTCTTTAGCTGGCATTTTCTCCTATTTGTTGTATAGTAGTCATATTTAATTGTGTAAAGTGTTTATCACCGTCTTCTATTTTATTTAAATCTTCTTTAGCACGCACTTCGTTAATACTCATTACACCGCTTGAAATCATTTTACTATAAAATTCACTACGGTCTTTTATATTACCTCTTAATAAACCGTTTACATTAAATTTTACATATTTTTTACCTACTTCAGTACGTCTAAATAATTTGATATTCATTTCTAATTCTATACGTGTTAAGTAAGGCATCAATGAATATGAAACAAATTCTTGACTTTGCATTTCTATATTATTAAAACTTGACTTAGATAAATCTTTTAGAAGGTGCGGCGGAAGGTTAAAGATACGAGCCACTTCCTCAATACTAAACTGTCTACTTGCCAGCCATTGGGCTTGGTCTGGCGCTATCTGTATTGGTTTGTATTTTAACCCTTCCTCTAACACAGCTGTTTGATTTGCACCTTTTAATTTAGAATAATTATTATTAAAACTATTTCTTAAACGGTCTATTGCTTCAGTAGATAAAGTACGGTCACTTTCTAAAACACCAGATAATTTAGCCCCGTTTTCAAAAAAGCTTTTACCATATTTTTCCAAATCTAAACCCCAAGAAATTGCGTTTTTACATTGTTCTATTGGTGAAAGCCCAGTATAACCGTCACTTTTAGTAATTAGCTTAAAATGTAACATATCTTCGCTATCTATTACTTCTTTCATCTGGTCATTATGATAAAATAATCTACCGTCTTTGTAGATTATATTCATATTTTCATATTCTATTGGTAAAAGTTCTACTACTCTAGCGTTCCTATTTCTTATAATTTGTACATAGCTATTACCGTCAAGTAATAAGTCTACCATAATTTTTTCAAAAAAAGTTACTTTATTTTGGTAGGTGTTTGGTTTGAATTTTAATATATAAGAAATATTATCATCTAATTCTACTTTATCACCGTTTTTATCTTTTGAATAAACGCCTATTGGTAAAGTAGATATGCTTTCTGAAAGTAATCTTATAGCCGCCCATACAGCTGTAAAAGTCATAGCGCTACCTTCACTATAAGAAGCTGTAGTATTTAATGTAGTAAAATAATTTTGGTGCCTTACTTCTTTGACTGGGGTTTTAAAGAAGTTAGCAATCCTATCTAATACGCCCACTATAAAAAATTTTTAATTAAAAATATTTACAATAGTAATTAAATTTAATAGCAATTAATTGCTACTTTGTTGCATTATATTATTTTTTTATTTTCCTATCACGGCAAATTCTAAAAGAATTATAATCTGAATACCTACGTTCACCAAATAGTTCTTCATATTCTTTTTCAAGTTCTTCATAAGCGGCTTTGTATGTTTTATGGTTTTTTGTTTTTTCCCAAAACTTTTGCACGAAACCGTCAGCACGTAATAAAATTAAAATTTCTTTGTCAATCATAATATTAATAAACCTCTACTGTCATATACACTATCTATATTTTCTTCAGTCATATAATTACCAAGCGCCATAATAGCGGCTATAACCCCGTCAATTTTTTCTTTTGATTTGTTTTTTGCGCACTTAATATTACCCGCTGGGTCTTCCATGATTTGAACATTATTTATTTGCCAGTTCATGCAAGGGTTATTGTCGTGCTTTATTTGTTTAGCTAAAACTAATTTTTCAAATTCTTTAGTTGGCGCACTCATGCTTCTATAACCTTGTCCGAAACCGTCCATTAATAACCCTTCGTCTTGAAGTTGTATAACTAATTGTGAAGCGTTCCAGCGGTCATAGCATACTGACTGTATATTATATATTTCGCCAAGTTCCATAATTTTATGTTTTATAAAATCATAGTCGCAAACGTCACCTTCAGTACCTATAATATGACCGCTATTTATCCAAGTTGGGTAATCTATTTTATCTTTTTCAAATCTTTTTTGCGCATTATCTTTAGGAATAAAAAAGTGTGGCAATAAAAAGAAATGTTCATCTTCTTTAAAAAGTAAAACAAAAGCTGAAATATCACGCGTAGAAGCTAAGTCTAAACCACCCCAGCATTTTTTGCCCTTTAAAAAATTATAATCAAAAGTAGTTTTACAATCGTTCCATTCTTTTGAACCAAGCCAAGCAACTTGCGAACCAGTCCATATATTAAGGTGAAGCCGCTTAAATGTATTCATATAACTTGGTATATCTACAGCCCTTTGACTTTCGCGCTGCATATAATCTTTACGTAGACTTATACCGTAGTTTGGGTTTGCTTTTTTCCAAACGTCTTCACTTTGTATATCGTCTTCAAGTTCCGCTTCATATATAACGGGGTAAAATGTTTCGTCTATTATAATACCGTCCCTCACGTTTTTTGCGTATTCGTAAATTTCATAACATATAGTTTGCTTATCATATCCAGAAGTTGTAATAGCAATTATTAGCGGCTGTCTTCTACTACCAGTTGAAGTTAAAAGGGTGTCCCATAAGTCCCTACTTTTAGCTGTATGTAATTCGTCATAAATAACACAATTAGCACTAAACCCGTGCTTTGTATTACTGTCAGCGCTTATAGCTTTAAAAAAATTACCTTTACTTTCGTTTACTATTGAATTTCTAAATACTTTACCGCGCTGGTTAAGTTCAGTATTTTGTAAAACCATTTGCTTGGCTATTTCGAATAATATACCAGACTGGTTACGGTCCGAAGCTGCGCAATAAATTTCAGAACCACGTTCACTATCCATAAATAACATTAGTAAAGCTATTGCCGAAGCAAGGGTCGTTTTTCCGTTCTTTCGCGGTAATTGTATAAGAACCGTTCTATATTTTCTAAAACCAGTTACTTTATTTTTCCAGCCAAAAATGTCAGCTACTATTTTTTTTTGCCAGTCTTCTAAATATAAAGAAGTACCCGCTTTTTCACCTTTTGTATGAGTACAAAATTTTTCTATAAAAGAAATAGCTTTTTCAGCTTCATTATTATCGTAAAAATATTTATTCAAAATAATTATTTATTTGTGTATTATTAGTAATAGGCGCTGATATTGAAGCCCTTGCTGTAGGTGTTAAACCGAATTGCGTAGCTAATTTAAGCGCATTATTTAAAGCGTCATTTTTTATTTTCATTAATGGCTTGCTTTGACTTCTTATTAAATCACCGTTAGTATTTAAAAAATTATCTACTCTACCATTTAATCTTAATTCAGTTTCGGCTTCTATATAAATACTTATTTCATTACAGTAAGCTTCTATTAATCTTAAATCAATTTCATGTAGCATTTTTAAATTATAAAGTTGCTTAGTTACCTTTACCCATTCTTGTCTACCTATTGTACTTAATAAGCTTGGCGGTTCTGGTAATTCATTTACCAAATCTACAGTCATTTCATTTTCTGGTGTCCTACATTTTTGCAGCGTACCACTCATTTTTTTAAGTTGCGTAGGTATTTTTTTACGACCTTTACCCATTATTTTTTTCTTAAAGTTGGTTCTGTTCTAATTATTTGCGGCATACCTTCTTTTGGTTTTGAAGTCATATACAAATCACATTTAATACAGTAAGCTTCCTTACCTACAGCTTTACCATTTCTTATTACTAAAGTAGTTTTGCGTAGTTCTTTAGTGTTACCGCATTTTTTACATTCGTATTTTATCATTTGCCTTGACCTTTATAACGCTTAACATATTGTTTGCCGCCTTTAGTTCTTGACTTATTTTTAGAATGTATGCCTTTACGCTTACGTTTTGTAGTACCTAAAAACTTATATACTTTTGCTTTTGCCATTTTTTAATTCCTTTTTACTTAAAAACATTTTAGGGTTTATCTTTTTTCTTTGCTCTAATCTTTTAATATTTTCTATTAATTTTTCGTTTTGTTTTTCAGTTTCTAAATTTATTTTATAATGTATCATAATACCTATAAAAATACCAGCTATAAAAGTTAAAATCATATCTATTTATTTAATTATTTTAGTTCTAAACACCCTATATACCCAATTTTGCATGAACGAAATCGTTTT